AGGAAGGCTTCCTTGCTAAACCGAAGTGGGATAATAAACAATGGACAAACGGTTATGGTACAGAAGCAAGATCGTCAACTGAGCGTATTACTAGAGAAGAAGCTGAACGTAGATTAGTCGCTGATGTTCAAATACGCAGAGATTATGTTGTTGCCTGGTCCGCAAGAAATGGCAGAAATTGGACAGAAGATCAAATTAATGCTCTAACTAGTTTTGTGTACAACGGCGGAACAGGCTGGCTAGCACAAGTAACCGCAAATGGTTCTAGAACAGACGAAGAAGTTGTACAAAAAATTAAATTATACGATAAAGCAGGCGGCAAGCAAGAACGCGGTCTTACAGATCGTAGATTAGCAGAAAGTGCATGGTTTGCACAGGGTCTAGCATAAGGGTAAATACGATATGAGCACATTAGAAAAAAATCTTTACAAGCGTGTAAAAGTAGCAGATCCGCAAACACAACAGCGTCCTGCCAGCAGTTCTGCATATCGATCAATCAGCACAGTAAACGAAGAAAATGACGGTTTTCGTTTATATGACCTTTCTGTTATCAAGCAAGATATTATCAATCACTTTCATATTCGTCAAGGCGAAAAACTAGAAAATCCTGAATTTGGTACTATCATTTGGGACGTATTATTTGACCCTCTTACCGAAAGTCTAAAACAAGCAATTGTTGACAATGTACAAGACATTATTGACTACGATCCTCGAGTAGCTGCTGACCAAGTAGTTGTAAATGAGTATGAAAGTGGTCTTCAAATTGAATGTACGCTAATTTATCTTGATTACAGCATCGCAGAAACCATGCGTTTGCAGTTCGATCAAAACAACGGATTAACTGCGTAAATTAAATACGCACATTTCTAAATACGATAAATACCTTATAGCAGAGGAAAGCATATGTCAGCAACAGATAGACAAAATAGACTACTGGTTGCAGAAGATTGGAAACGAGTTTACCAATCATTCCGCAACGCAGATTTTCAGAGTTACGATTTCGACAACCTACGTCGAACAATGATAACATACCTTAGAGAAAACTATCCTGAGGACTTTAACGACTATATTGAATCAAGCGAATATCTAGCACTAATTGATCTTATTGCTTTCCTAGGTCAAAACCTTGCTTTCCGTGTTGACTTAAATGCTAGAGAAAACTTCCTCGAACTTGCTGAACGCCGTGAAAGTGTACTACGTCTTGCACGTATGCTTAACTACAATCCTCGCAGAAACCAAGCAGCAAACGGCCTGCTTAAATTTACAGCAGTAAAAACAGATGAAGACATTATTGATTCAAATGGCACTAACATTGCTGGCGCAAACATTCAATGGAACGACAGTACAAACTCAAATTGGTACGAACAGTTTATCAAAGTACTAAACGCAGCACTTCCTGTAAACGGTGTATTTGGACGTCCAAATAAAGTAGAAAGTGTATCAGGTATTAGTACAGAACAATACCGTGTAAATGGTATTAACACTAACGTTCCGGTTTTTAGCTTTGAAAAAACTATTGAAGCACAAGCAACACCTTTTCAAATTGTTAGTACAGATATTGAAGATGGATCTTTAAAAGAAGAACCTCCTGTACCTGGCAACAACTTTGCGTTTTTATACAGGGACGACGGCCAAGGCGCCGGCAGTACAAATTCAGGATTCTTTGCACACTTCCGTCAAGGTACACTAACTAATGGTCAATTTAGTATTACACAGCCAACAGAAAACCAAACAGTTGCAATTGATGCTGCTAACATTAACGATTCAGATGTATGGCTTTATAAGTTAGACTCTAATGGCAATGAATCAGAATTTTGGACAAAACTTGATGCAGTAGAAGGTAATAATATTATCTATAACAGCATTAACAAAGGTATTAGAAATGTTTACAGTGTACTAACTCGTGTAGACGATCGTATTAATTTAATCTTTAGTGACGGTGTATTTGGTAATTTACCAAAAGGTAACTTCCGTTCTTATTACCGCACAAGTGCAAACCGTAATATGATTATTACACCTGCAAGTATGCGTGGCATTACTACTAAAATACCGTATTTGAGCAAGTCTGGAAAAGTTCAAAACTTAACAATTACATACGGATTGCAATATACGGTTTCAAACAGCGATACATCTGAAAGTAATTTAAGTATTAAATCAAATGCTCCTGCAACATATTATACACAAAACCGTATGATCACAGGAGAAGACTACAACGTAGCACCTCTTGCAGTTAGTCAAGATATTGTAAAAGTAAAAAGTGTAAACAGAACATCAAGCGGTATTAGTCGTTACTTTGACTTAATTGATGCAACCGGCAAATATAGTAAAACTAATTTGTACGGAAATGACGGCGTTGTTTATAAAGAATTTGTCGAAAAGAAATCTTCGTTTAGTTTTAAAACACAAACTGATGTTGAAGGTATTATAATTAATTTAATTGAACCAATACTAAAAGATAGAAAGATAAAACACTTTTATTCAGATCAATATCCTAAAGTTTTAGTAGGAGATCTAGGTGCATATTGGAACTCAGTGTCAGAAGATACAAATACATTTACAGGTTATTTTGATGACATTGACAATCAATTATTCAGCGTAGGCAGTGCAACTACTAACGGTTTACGATTTGTTGAAGCTGGTTCTGTTATAAAGTTTGTAACAGGAGATCCAAACAAATGTTTCGATAAAAATAATAATATTGTTAATCGTCCAGTTACTAAAGTGGGTGATAAAGATTATATTTGGACCAAAGTTATACAAGTAGTTGGCAATGGATCTAATCTTGATGCTGACATATATCAAGGACCTATTACGCTTTCTGATAAAATACCAACGGCAGCACAAATTGATCAAATTCTACCAAAGTTGTCACAAAGTATTTCTGATGATTTAAAAGTAGAAGTTATTGATCAAACATTTGCATATAATGACTTTGGGTTACGATATGATAATGATTCAAGAGAATGGCGTTTAGTTAAAGGATCAAATCTAAATAAAAAAGCAGATTTTGGAACAGGATTTTCCGGAGATGTAAGTAACTTAAATTTAGACTCAAGTTGGTTGGTATTATTTGAAACAAACGGCGAAACTTATACAGTTACATATAGAGGTCTTCGTTACGTATTTGAAAGCGACAAAGAAATACGTTTTTATTACGATTCTAATGACAAAGTATACGATAATAAAACAGGCAAGATTGTCAAGGATAAGATTAGTGTATTAAGTATTAATACACAGCCTGATACTACACTTCCGTTTGCAACAAATTTTGACTGGGAAGTTCTTGAAGAATATAGAGATAAAGAAGGTTATATTGACAGCACTAAAATTGAAGTTACATTTGCTGACAACGATTCCGACGGAACACTAGATGATCCTGAATTGTTTGTTAATATTGTTAAGCCAGAAACAGACACTATTGAGAAACTAGTGGTCTTAGAAAAGTACTTTACAGAAGCAGGTACAGAAGATTTCCGTTATATTGATTATGCAGAAGCAGGTATTAGATTATTTGAAACAGAAGTTGGCTCATTGCCAGATGCTCCAGGACCATTAAGTTCTTATAATGATGGCGATGTTTTCTACTTTAGAGATACAAACACATTTAAGTATTTAAATGCAAGTATTCCTGAGTTTGTAGCTACATCAAATTATAAAGCATTTTTAGGTAGAGATAATCTTAAATTCCATTATGTACATACTGCTGACAGTAACACACGTATTGACCCAAGTGCAAGTAATTTAATGGATGTTTATATGCTAACAAAGAATTACGATAGAAATTATAGACAGTTTTTAGACGGACAGTTAGCACAACGTCCTTTACCACCAAGCAGCGATGAGCTGTTTAGATTGTATGGTAAAGAGATTAACAAAATTAAATCAATATCAGACGAAGTTATCTATCACCCAGTTAAGTACAAAGTGTTGTTTGGTCCACAAGCAAACTCGGATTTACAGTCAACATTTAAGTTGGTTAAAAATGCAGATCTTGTACTAAACAATAATGATATTAAAACAAGAGTAATTGATGCAGTAAATCAATACTTTGCATTAGAAAACTGGGAATTTGGAGATACATTTTATTTCCAAGAACTAGCAACTTATGTTATGAATAGACTTGCTCCTGATCTAGTAACAATAGTAATTGTTCCTAAGCAAACTGCACAAACGTTTGGTAGTTTGTTTGAAATAAGATCAGAAGCAGATGAAATCTTTATCAACGGAGCAACTGTTGATCAAGTAGAAATTATAGATGAAATTACAGCATCGAGATTAAATGCAAGTGGAAATGTAATTACAGCAAGTGCAATATCGAATAGCACAGGCATACAAAGTAGTTCAACAGGAAGTTATTAATGGCTTATAATAAAGATCAACAAGAATCTCCATTACCAGTAAATGGGCAAGATACAAAGCGTACTAGTGTAGACTTTTTACCTAAATACTTTAGAACACAGGCAAACAAAAAGCTATTATCTAGCACACTTGATCAATTAATACAACCAGGCGTTGCTGAAAAACTCAGCGGCTACTTTGGTAGAACTACTGCTAAAAGTTTTAGAGCAGGCGATACTTATATTGAAGATGTAAGTGATCAAAGACAAAGTCGTCAGCTAGAGCCTGCAACAGTTGTTAAAGATGATCTAGGCAATGTTAAGTTTTACGGTGACTACACTGATATTGTAAATCAAATTGCAAACTTTAACGGTAATTCTACTAACCATAGCAAGTTAAACAGTCAAGAATATTACTCATGGAATCCAAATGTTGACTGGGATAAACTTGTAAACTTTCGTGAATATTACTGGTTACCAAATGGTCCACAAACTGTTACAGTGTTTGGACAATCTAAA